GCGACCGTCCAGCCGCCGGCACAGTGGGCAGGCGCCGGCGTTCGTCCTCCAGATGAGGTAGCCGATGCCGGCTGCCGCATACAGCACGCTCGAGATGGCTGAGCCTGCTCTCGTCGCCTCACTCGCCGCTATCTTTACCGCCCTATTCTCCTGCCACTCTGCAAGCCGTGACAACACCGACTCGGTAGCCTGCTCCGGTGTAGCGGCGTCCCGTACTAGCGCCCTCACCTGGTTATCCGTAGCCGTCACATGCCGCTCGACGGCTCCATCGACGTACGCCGCCACAAACTCATCCCGTTGACCGTCGGGCGTCTCACCCACTTCCTCGGCGATCTCACCCGCGACTGCCACGAGGTATGCCGTCAGCGTCGGACCAAACACAGAACGGATAAAGCTACGATGCTTCTCCAGCAGCTCGTCGAGCTGGAGGAAGAAAGCCTCCTCGCCCATCTCAGACAGCCGCTCGACGGCCCGACTGATCGCCTTGACCTCCGCCGATACCACCCGCGACGCCGCTGAGGTCAGCAGGTCGAGAAACGTCTCACGGAGTCTCCAGCGGGCATCCAGCGAGCGCCGGCTTCGTAGCTCGCGGAGCTCGAGCGACCGCTCAGGCTCGGAGTCGGGATTGAACACGTCGGCGCCGGGTTGGTCGGGATCCTCCACCATATTGAGAGGCACCAGAGGCTCGTCGAGGCCTTCGAGCGGATTGAGGTTCTCCCTAGCCCTGACTTCGTTCCGCGTCATCCATCCAGACTGGATCGCAGATCCGTATGCCTGATACCGCGACTCGGTATCGCCGCGAAGCAAGCCTTCTGCGTTGTACTCCCAGAAGTACCCCTGCTGGCGCTCGGCCACTGAGAGTAGCTGCCTGTTCAGCTCGCCCTCCCACCGCCTCATCCACTTGAGCAGGGAGTACTGCACGAAGTTGATGGACTGCTCCTCGATGTTGGAGTACGTACTCCTCGACAGCTCGGCGATCATGTGCGGCGGTACGCCGAAGATACGCGCAACCTCATTGACCTGAAACGTTCTCGTCTCGAGGAACTGACCACGCTCGGGCTCGATACCCATGCTTTTCCACGCCATACCCTCTTCGAGGATCGCCGGGCGGTGTGCTCGCGTTGGACCACGGTGCCGCTCTTCCCAACTCTGAATAATCCTCTCGTGCGCTCCCTCGCTCAACTGGCCCGGGTGCTCGAGCACTCCAGATGCCGTGGTGCCGTTGCCGAAAAAGGCAGCGCCGAATCGCTCCGTAGCAAGACCCAGAGCGATAGACTCCCGCCCGATCTCCACCGGAGAAACGCCCACGAGGCCATTAGCGCCGAAGCCCGGCACATGAAATACCCGGCCTGCCGGTAGGTCGTCCGTCGTCCCGTCGCTACGCTCGAACCGATACCGGAGAGATCCACTCATCCTCTCGATTGTCACCATGGACGGGTCCCGCTGCCACAATCCCGCCACCTGGCCGCCACCGGTAAGCTGCTTTTCCGAGTAGGCGTTGCCCCAGAGCAGTAGATGCGCCTGTAGCGTCTCGCGCCAGACGAAGCTCGAGGTCTCCGGGTTCGGCTCGTCGTGAAGCAGCCAGTACACCGGGTGATCCATCGCTCGATCCTTTCCACCGTCACTGCGTCGGCGGTAAAGAATCAAGGGTAAACCGGCAATCGTGCCGGCGAGGAGCTGTACCGCGGAAAACACCGCCGAGAACGTCAGCGCATTCTTCGGCTCCACGCTCACGCCAGAAAAGGCATCAGAGCCCGATAGCCACGTAATGGCGTTCGACGGGTGCTCGCCGCCGAGCTTGCTCGCCCTCTTCTCAAACAAGTCGAATATCATCGCTCCCGCCTCCATGATCCCGCTGCGTAATCGGCGAAAAGCAGCACTCCAGCTAGCGATATGCCCGCCGCCGGACCGTACATCCATCCGATGCCCACGGCCGCTACCACCGTGGACACTATGCCCTGTATTTCCCTGGCTGTCACAGACTCAAGACTCCACGAGTCTCGTATACCGACTGCTGCGGAGGTGGCACTACCATCGCCCGGCCAAGGGCCATGATGAGCGCCACGATACCGTCGATCCGCTCGCTACTCTTATCCTTCGCCGGCTTCCAGTTTCCAGCCGCGTCACCCTTCACCGCCACATTCGAGGCCATCCAGCGCAATACCGGATTTCCACCGTGTCGAATAGACCGCTCGCGCAGTAGCTTGTCGAGCTCCTTCGTCGGTGCCGCCATCGATGCAAAGCCCTGGCCAAAGGGCACTACCTCGAAGCCGTCGCCGAGGAGCTGCGTCTGGAGCTGCGTAGAATTCCAGCGGTCTATCGCAATCTCCTGGATATCGAATCGGTCGCCGAGCTCGTTGATGCGCTCGCGAATCACGTCGTAATCAACGACGTTGCCCTCAGTCGCCTCGATATAGCCATCTCGTACCCAGAGGTCGTACGGCACCCGGTCGCGCCGTGAGCGCTGTAAGACGCCCTCCTCGGGCACCCAGAAGTAGGAGAGCACCCGGTGAGGCTCGTCCTCCTCGTCACCGGGAAATAGTAGCTCGAGCGCTGAGATATCCGTAGTCGTCGAGAGGTCTAGGCCGGCAAAACAGCGACGGCCGACCAGTGGCGCCTCGGATACGTCACCCGAGTTGTCATCCCAGACGTGCATCTGTAGCCAACGTGTCGCCTGCTCCGTCCACTGGTCGAGGTGAAGCCGGCGAAAGGTATTCTCATACGCTGGAGACTCAGTGGCCCGCTTAGCCTCCGCCTCGAGGTATTCGAGCTTGATCGTCTGGCCTAGACTCGGATTCGCTTTCGCCCATACCGCGGGATCCTGCCAGTCTGCGTCCTTGTCGGCACCGAATATCACTCCGAGGAATGCCGGGTCCTCGATGACACCCTCTCGCACCTTTTCTGCGTAATCGTGGATCTCCCAACAGATCGAAGTCGTGTCGTACACTCCCGCCGTCGTAATCATGAACTCGAGCGGCTGGCGACGAGCACCGATGGAGGTATGCAGCACGTCGTAAAGCTCTCGGTTCGGCTGAGCGTGGAGCTCGTCGAAAATGATCCCGTGGCAATCGAATCCATGCTTGGTGTGCGCGTCAGCCGATAGCACCCTATACACCGAGCCGGTCGACGGCACCTCAATCGCCCGACGGTAGATCTTGCACATCGCCGATAGCTTCGGATTGGCCTCCACCATCACCCTGGCCGCGTTGTAGCAGAGTGCCGCCTGGTCACGATCCGCTGCCGCTGAGTAAATCTGCGCGCCCGGCTCCTCGTCGGCTAGAAGTAGATACAATGCAACGCCGGCGGCGAGCTCAGTTTTTCCATTCTTGCGAGGCACTTCGACGTACGCCTGGCGGTACTGCCTGAGCCCATCGGCGCGCCGCGTCTCGAATAAAGCCTCGATTAGCTCCCGCTGCCACGGTAAGAGCTGAAACGGTAGGCCGGCCCACTCCGCCTTCGTGTGGCTCAACGCGTTCTCGAAGAATTCGACCGCTCCTACCAGAACTTAGACTCCTCACCAGTCGGCTTCACCGCTTTTACGTCGGAACGCTTCGCCGGACTCATCCCAAACTGACCGGCAAGCCTGTTCACCTGCTCGGTCGCTGTACTCAACATGGCCACCTTCGGATTCGCCTTGATTCCACCGTTAGTCGTCTCCACCACGTCGCCTTCCTCGTCGACAGCCTTCGAGAAACGAACCATTCGCGAATACGCCGCACAGTAGGCAGCAAATAGATCACCGTCGAGCCGGGTCACTACACCAAGCTCTACCAACGGCCCGATTTTCTCCTTCCACACCTCGCGAGCCAGCCCGTCTAGCCAGTCCGGCATCTCCGGCGCGCCTACGGGAGGCTGTATCTCGTCTCGACGCTCCGGTAGCTTCGCCAACCAGCTACCGCGGCGCTCCAGTATCTTCGTCGGCGTCTTAGACGGCCCTCGTTTACCCATCCAATACCTCCCTCTTCGCCACCTCGAGCACGTAGAGAGCCTCGGTCTTTTCGAGACCGGCATACGTCGGCGACACGCTCATTATGTTTGACTCCTCGTCGCGGTAAAACAGGAGCACAATCACTCCCTGCGGTATATCCTCGGTCGCCTCTTCGGCCGCCCATGACAGAGCCTCGGCCACCGACCAGTCGCGACAGTCCTTAGTCTGCTCCACACGACGAGATCCCACCGATTCACGCATCGGCTACTCCATCGCTCGCGTCCATCTCCACGCTAAACCCACTCCACTCCCGGTCGAATAGCATTCGGAGGCCCAGCAGGAGCATCTCGCAACAAAGGACTCGGTCCGGCGGACCATAGATCCGACACGAACCGGTGTCCCGGTCCACTTCCACGCGAATTGTTATCGTAGTGCCGTTCGCTAGCGCCACTGCGTCACCATATTATCATACGGTTATGCGGAACCGGAAAAGTCCAGAGTCTGGAATCTAGACACGCCCGCCCTCGGTTGCCTGAATTCTGTCTGAAGTCTGGAATTGAGACGTCTGAAGTCTGGAATCGGGACGG